CGACCGGCGGGATCGTGCTCCCGAAGGCGTACAGCACGGGGGCAGGCGCGCTCAACTGCACCCGCGCAGCCACCACAGGGGGCACGGTTCCCAGCGCCAGGAGCGACGGAGCCGGAGCGGTGAGGACGGTGAGCCCTTGCTGCTCGGCCGGCCGCGCGATGGTACAGAGTGTTGTGGGACAAGCCACGCTACGGTCTCGTGGTCACACAGGGGTGACAGTAAGCTGAATTGTCAGATCGGATAACACGGCACTCGGGCTTTCCGTAATCCCCCCGAGTTGATAAAATTGGATACGCACCCGACCATTGATTGGAACAATTCGCGACCCGGCTGCCAGCGTAGGAATAAAGGTCTTGTTGATCGGAGTCTGCGCTGGGGTCTGCGCTGGGAGTCCGTCGTATGTCTCTGTGACCCATGATCCAGTCATACTGTCGATGAGCTTAGTGTCAGACAATGCAAGCGATGTAAAAGACCCCGTAGCCGCCGCGATCCTAACCTCAACCCTAGCGTCTTCTATCTGCGCATCCGTACCCATCGAACTCCACTCCCAGGCACCGCTAATACCTTGGCCTGGGGTTATGCCCATCGTATTCGTATTCGGGTTAGCCCCGGTGGCGCTGCCGTTGGTGCCTACTGGACCGGCCCCTTGTATCCTTATTGCGTCCAGCCTAAAGGCGTAACCCTGGTTGTTCACCCAATCGTAGTAACTGTTGCGCGACGGGCTGTTTTCGTAGACGTTCCAGGTCATTATCGGTCCCCGCTGTGGGGGTGCGCCACTCGGCCGCCACGCAGGTGGCCTATTGCCGCCTTCTACGCTGCCCCCATTCGCGCGGGAGAGTGTTTGCGCTTTTGTGACGTAGCCTGGAGAAGGCCATATCCAATCGATTTGTATGCTATCGTCTGCAATACAGATATTTTGCGCGTCATAGCGCGCACCCGGAATCGACCGCAGCGCCGTATAGCCGTCCGGTAGGTGTTGGATGCTCATACCCGGTCATCCAGTGTGAATACTGCATTGGCGTTGAGGGCGCAGACCACCGGCACGACAATCGACCCTTCCAGGATCATCGCAAAAGGCTCGGCATTAAGCGCAACCCCGCTACTATAAAACACGACGTGACAGACCTCGCTAGTCATGACCTCAATACCAACCCCGATTCGAGTTGGCTCAGCGGGCGCGTCTACCGCGTGCTCGGTGCCGTCGCACCACACCGCTGCCTCACCGCCCTCCCAATACAGCATACAGCCGGGGTTCGTGCCGACTCCTGGCCGGCCCCCGGTGTCGACCGAGCAAGGCCCCACGCCAAATCCACCGTAGGTAGTCGTAGAGGCCCCGGCAACAACGAACTCCCAGTACGCCTTGGCACTGACCACATTGGCAATGGCCAACGCCCAGCGGTAGAAGGCCACGCCTGGCGCAGTGCTGCTAGCGCGTACCTCGGAGCCGAAGTAAGACACGGTGATGTTGGAACTTACTGGGCCGTAGGCCCAAGTCTGGTCCGGAGGGGTGAGAGGGGGCGGATCAGGATCAGGGTCTGGGTTAGGGTCTGGGACTTCGTTAGAGCCTAGTGCCACGCCTAACGTCGGACGCGAGCCTAGATACTGTACTATTTGGCCGTGCTCCTGTACGGACAGTACCGCACTACCGACAGTCAGCGTGTCCCCTGTGCGCAGAGGAGGTATGGTAGCCACCACCGTTTCACGGCATACCACCTGTCCACTGTACACCAGTAGACGGCTGTCCTGGTCTATCGTGACGGTTCCCGACACGATAGCAGAACTTGCCAGTCTCCAAGAAAACGTCACGGAGGACATTAAGGTGGCTACGGGTAGGCTACAATGTATGCAGAGACTAACGTCAGGGGGCCGCTTACCGTTATGGTGGTGCTGTCCACCACTAACATTTGCGCTACCGCTACTACCCCCTGTGCCACGGGGATAGCATCCACCAGCACCCCTCCATCGCGAGCCTGGAGCTTAGCGGTAACAGCGACTCCAGCAGCAACGCCAACGGCCCCAGAAGCATTGGCTAGCACCAAATCTCCGGTATCGGTGACTACACTTGACGCAGCCGTGTCTACGGCGAAGGTAGCCAGCAGCACGTTAGAGGCACTGTATAGGCCGAATCCGGCTACCCCCGTGCCTTGCTGTAGGCGTGTTAGGCGACCCATATTGGCCGCGATCTTATCTACGAGAGTCCAAGATATAGCCATTTGCTCATTCTCATGTTAGCCGATAGTAAAGCTCAACAGTTCAACGGGTTGCCCCGCTATGATATCAAGAGACCGGAACACCGCGGTATTAACCACCGGCGTAGTTCCGGCAGCGCACGTGTAAGTGCCCCACACGAACCCCACGTGGCTACACACTTGGACTGTCGTGGCTCTTCCGGACGCTGCCGCATCTTCATCTCGGGCGCCTACCTCGAACGTTAACCTCCCCGTAGCCAGATCAATTGTGGCGCACGGGAACAACAATGGGACGGTAGAAAGCAGCGCCCCGTCTGCTCCCCTCACTCGTATCTCAGCCGTGGCGCCCGCTGCGTCTATCGCGTTACGGTAGGCAGTGTGCACTACCACCCACGCTTCTGGAGGAAACGTCGCGCTCATAAGAACACTCCGGGCTCGTGCTTATGAGCCGCTATTGTAGCTGTGTATTTGTCTTTGGGGGTCACAGCGTTTACGATATACATTACTGGATCATCTCCTAGTAACGGGTGGCTTACGTTGATTGGCACCCCGACCATAATCACGTGCGCCTCCATCTCTGTGTCAAACGAAATGAGTTCACGCCGCAGACACACCTGCCTCCACCGTTGCTCTGCATACGCTATTGCCACAGAGTAAGACCGGCACCCCGGCAGGGCAACCTGCTCTGAATCAGCGGAAGTCTCTGGGAAGAGTGCGTAAAGTTCTGACCCGTCGTCGGCGTTTATGTACGAAACTTCTACCCCATCTTTATCTGACTCATTGGGGGTAATAAAAGTACGCGTCATACTGTCTTTTATTATCGTGTGTACATCAAAGTCCATGAAAGAGACAGTGTAGTTCTTGTCCTCTACTACCGTTATAACAGGCCCCTGCATAGTAGGAAATACATGCTGAACTTGTAGCGTAGCTCTAGCAGCCTCCCATACATTAGTTTCTGTCTCAAATCTAAAATCGAAGTAATCTCCGTTCGATTCACACTCTCCTTCTAGCACGTCTAATACGTCTGTATCTAACTCTGCTACGGACCTTCGTCCGCCATAACGTTGGTTGAGTATTACGTCCTTAAACGCCTTTACGGGGTTGCGAGTGGGCGCTCCGTTAAGTACCCTCGTGCTATCAACAGAAATACGGGAAATGGCGTCACTAGCTAAACCTTCTGTAGCCTTAGCTGTGATAGCGATTATTGTAGTATCCCCGTATACGTTCTCGCCGAAAGTATTTCCGAGTATAGACTTTAGACCTGTCCAGTGCATAGCGGACTGATCTTGCACGCGGTCAGACTTTTTAGACGTGCGGGTGGCGGTTACTTGATACCGCCCCCTCTTTACCGCGTGGATTAGTGTCTTACGCTGCCGCGTGGTAGTGGCAAATGCGTCACTGTAGTAGTACCTCTCTGCGTAGCCAGTTGTGTTACCGTCGTCATCTATCTCTTCAGCCAAGAACTCGGCCGCAATAGTGAACGATTCCGCCCTGCCCGTAGTCGTATTAGCTTTGAATACTCCCGAAGGGAACACCACATCATACTCTAACTGCTCGGTCTGCCTGCCTACCGGGCTTGCTGCGAAGGGACCTATAACGCTACCCGACCCCCCATCAATATTGTAAGCTAGCGTCATAACATCAGATGTCGGAGAACCTGACGCCCAGTCTACGCCAGGCGCCAAGTGGCCTTTTTGGTACACCCATGCTGCGGTGTTTCCACCCACGTTACTAGAGTTTACGATGAACCCCACTTGGTAGGTGCCCGCATTGGCCCCTGACGCTATTACTATCCATATGGGGGTTCCACTCCTCCACGCCTCGGCGTATTCAGGAGCTTGGGTATCCAACCAAAAAATAGAGTAGCCTCCGGGGCCACCGGGGTTAAACTGACCACTCCACTGTCTTCCGGTAGAACTGAAAGCCCCGCCAAGCGCAGCGGTCAACTCCTGATCCGATACCGCGGGGGACGTGTATACGTTCTCGCGTACTCCGCTTATCGCCTGTATCATACCAAACGATTGTTTGTGATCGTCAGGGGAGAATACACGGGCGGTAACTACTCCTGGTAACGACGTTACCGGAGTCCCTGCTACCAGTACGTCGTGCACATCGAACACCCCCTGGCCCAAGCACAGAAGCATCCTTACATACTGTTGATTGCCTTCGTATTCAGAGTACGGGGCAGACGCCAAGTCTGGTACCGATAACACCTTTCCATGTTGAACGGGTATGCGTGCGCCTAGACGCGCAACGTTCGAGGGGGTGTTTAAATCGTAGGTAGGGGAACCCGTTCCAGCGGAGCCTGCTGAGCCGATAGCAGACGCACCCGTACTTGCGCCTTTGGGGCCAAAAAATTTGTTGACCGCGAAAGATAGTGCAGTTGCGATAACTGCGTTGGCTGCAAAAGCCGCCACCCCAGACCAGAAAGGTGTGGCCCCGTAAGCAACAAGGAACGCGGCAGGAACCCCGGGTAGAATAGAAACCGTAACAACATCACTCTCTCCGAGTTCTCGGTCAAAGTTTTCTACCCGCAATTTAGCCAAATTGAATGAAACGAGGGCGGGACCGGGAAATCCGTTAGGATAATGGCTTAATAGAAAACTAATAAAAGGCCCAGTATGAGCTACCTCATGAGACGCTTTTGGGTTCATCGGCGTATCAAAAATGACTATCCGGCCCACTGGTAGAACCCCCTGACCTCGTACCCAGATAAACGAAGGGACGCAATAGACATCACCACACCACCGTACTTACGCGTAGTGTGAAGAACGCCAAAAGGCGTTATGACGCCGATATGATGCAACTTAGCTCTCCCTCTTAGCAGGATAGCGTCACCACCTTGCGGAGCCACCACAGACCGCCATAACGGCGTCTCTGCCTCTGCCGCCATCATACCAGACGACTCGCTGAGACTGGAGGGGGTCCGCTCTCCGCAAGACGGAAGCCCGGCCAATTCCCGCGCCCGGAGGAATAACCCCCAGCAGTCGTAGGAATCCGGACCCCTCGCGCCCCAAGCGTAGGGCGTTCCTACCAATGCCCGAATAACTTGTTCCCATGTCATCGACGTAACAACCCCGGGAACCTGTTTACGCGATACCTTTCCGCGGGGAAGGTTCTATTAAGGATATCGGCCCGCGTTGCCGTGGCCGTTACTACAGATTCAGTAACGCCGACATTTGATAACGTGAACTCATACCACGGTGTTATTTGGGGCTCTGGGCTCCCTATGATAATTTCAGAGTAAAACAGTTTAATAGGATCGGGTTTAAGTACAACTGACTTAGCAGCAAAAGCCTCTTCTAAAAAAGCAAGAGCCTCGCCTTGTATCCCGCACCACGAGATAGCCATATCGGCCTTTCCGGAATCATCACGTGATGGGGGGGTTATTTGCGTAGGAACGGGCTCAAACAATTGCAGAGCGCCATTAACGTTTACTTCATACTGCTGCGGGTACGTAGTCCCGTCAATAATATACCTCGACGCGGCGTTAGGATGTTCAAGTCTAAACACTCCAACAAAATCTACGTCTACTTCAGACGTATACCGCGCTATTAACTCCGCTGATATCATGACCCAACCCTGCGCGCGCCCCATACATTTTGTTGAGCCGCAGACAAGGGGCCGCGTCCGTTCACAGTTTGACTCGCCAAGTGCGACTCTATTTGAGATAGCTGTTTAGGCGTGACATAAACATCCACACCCCCTGTGTCATTCTGTCGGGTGCGGATATCCGCGGACACGCTGTTATAGACGTTGTTGACTACGGACGACGCCCGTCCGCCCCCTGCCTCTACCCCCAGCGTGCCGTTGGCCCCGCGTCGCAGGGGTAGCACGGCCTCCGGGCCGGCTTCTCCAAGCAGCCCGACACCCGCAGCGAAGCGGTGCGTGCCCCAACCGGACATCGGGAAGTAGGTCGGCTGCGAGTAGAGCCCCGGCATGAGAGAAGACCTGAACGCTCCCCCGTTCGCGAACAGCATGTCCTGCGTCATCCCGCCCGCTGCGCCACTTACCACTCCGCCTCCGGCCCCACCCGCCGCTCCTCCGAGGGCACCGGACACTGCGCCCCCCGCCACTGCGCTAACGAGTCCACCCCAACTGAAGCCACTTCCACCGCTTCCGGTGCTCGTGCCAACGTAGTTCATCGCATTCTTCATAGCGTTAGCGATGGGAGTAATAATGAGCATCTGAACCATTAAGTCACGCAGAGCAGACACCAGCGTCTTGAGCGTATCTTTGAACGCCTCGCCGCCTGTAGCCAACGCCCCGAAGAAACTACCGAAGGCTTGACTCGCACTTACGGTCCACCGCTCTAGGTTCGTCCGCTTCAGGTCATCAACGTTCTTTTGCATGACGCCGAGTTCAGCATTGACGCGGCGAGCCTCATCCGCGGGGGTTATAAGTCCCAAACCCGCTTTACGCCGTTCTTCAGCGATACGCAAGTCCGCAGCAGTACGAATATCAGCCTCTTCTTGCGCTAAGCGCTCTGACTCCGTGGTGGCGGTAGCGCGGCCATCGCGTTCAATTTGCGCCGTCTCCAAGCTGTACGAAAGAGTCTGTTGCTCCAGGTCTCGCTTTGCTGCGTAGTACCGCGCGTCGGCAGCTAGGCTTGCTACTGAGCGGGCCTCATCCGACAACCCTTCCGTGTCCTTTATCTTCTGTAGCTCCAGCGCGCGTTGTTGCTCCATCGCCGCAACACGTGCGTAGTAGTCAGTGGACGTAGCAAGAAGGTCGCGAGTACCGGCGATAACGGTCTCTTGACTCTTTTGTGCTGCTTCACGCTGTTTGTTTATCATAGACGCCATCCCGCCACTTCCGAGCATGGATAGCTGGTTGGTCATCTGCGCTACTTTGACGCCATAGTTCTTGTCCCGTGACGGCCCAAACCCGTTATACGCTTGCGCAGCTTTCTCCACATCCCCGTTATACTTCGCCATCAGTTGGTTGAGATACGCTACCGCTACTTCCATCTGAGGACGGAGTTGTGTCCTCATCTCGTCTACGGTGTAAGGAAGACCGTACTTCTTTGCTACGGCGGCGGCGGTATCGCGTGTCACCTGCATCGTGCCCGCTACGCCACCTGATGGTGCGCCGTTTACAGTTCTTCTCGGACTGACGGCGCCCATGGAGAAGTTATCGCCGCCAGACTCCCGAACCGCTATTGCTGTTACGAGTTCCTTCGCTACACTATACCTCTTAGACATCTCTTCAATGACAGGGAGAATGGACCGCAGGCCGTCCTTCTGCTTCTCGTTTAGCCCTATAACTGTGGACACTCGGTTAGCGTAGTCCCGGTATCCTGTGGAAGTGGCATCATTCATCTTTTCTTGCAGGTCTAGCTCCCTTAGCTGTAGCTTCAGTGCCTCTTGCGCCTTGGATATTTCTGCATTCCTGATGTCAACGAGTTGCTTAGGATCGTCCTTCTTAGCATCCTTCATCTGGTCGCGAACTATATCAGTATAGGAGTTAAGTATTGCTTGACGAGCGCCACGGCGTTTACCTTCATCAATTCCGTACTTATCTATTAACGCAAGGGTCTGCTCTAGCACACGGTTAGACGCTGGCAACTCCTCCAAAGTCTTCTTCATCTCCTTGTATGATTTTGACATGCGGTCTATCGCAGCCACCTGCGCGTCAAAGCCTGAACTCAAACGTATTACTTGCGAAGTATACCCGTCAGTAGCGACTTTACTTGCGCCTACTGCGTCATTCAGGTCGTACTGTTTTTTCTTGAGCGCGTCAAGTTTAGCTTCCCACTGCGTCAGTTCCCCTAAAAACAGTTCAGTGGTGCCTCCAGTGAATGTAGTCTGCCACGACGGAGCAGCCTGCGCACGGTCTAGTTCTTTAGTTAAGTCTCTTACGGCAGCCTGTGCTTCTTCTATCTTTTTTGCATTTTCTACTAACGCGTCTATGCCAGTCCTAACCTTGTTTTCTGACTCAGTAGCAGCCTTGGTAGCCTCGCGACGATTCATGGCAGCAAGCTGCACCGCGTCCAGTTCCTTAAACTTCTCCACCGCGTCAGACGCCGACTGCGTAGCCTCGTCCTGCGCCTTACGGTACGACATAAACGCGACGCCGAGTGCAGCTATGATGCTTACAATCGGAAACGCTGCCGTAGCCACTAAACCGAACACCTTGGCCCCTCGTGTCAGCGTAGCAAAGTACAGGCCAGACGCAGCAGTAGCAGTGGTGGCCGCACGGCCCGTGCCCGCTAGACTCATGCCATAGATCATGTTGGCCGAGGCAGAAGACGTGGCCGCGACCCGCGCCGCGTTTAAACTTGTCGTAAAAGCCACGATACCTACGCTAATGACAGCCGCAGTTCTGAGAACCTGGAACGCCAAGAACAGTTTTATGAGAGCCGCAGTCGCGCTAGCGATACCCGCGATCCATCCTGCTATGACAACGCGATTCTCCGCAACGTAGTCCGAGAACCTCTTTATCCTCTCCGCGATATCCGTGAACCACTGTCCTACGGTATCGACGCCGATGACCTGGAGCATATTGTTCACGAGGATCGCCCACTCGTTGCCTACGCGCGCCAAGCCGCGCTCCGTCGTGACTGGGACATCCTCCAGCAGTCGGTTAAGCTCCTGTGTCATCTTCAGGAATGCTTCGGATACTCGCGCTGATGTAAGTTGGCCAGCGGCGCCCATGCCTTTCAACTCACCTACTCCGACCTTTAGCTGCTCGGCCAGTTTCAACGCAAGGAAGGGCATGTTCTCCATGATGGAACGTAGCTCGTCGCCCTGAAGCACCCCGCTTGCAAGCGACTGGCCCAACTGCTGCATACCAGAGGCTACTTCTTGCGCGGTACCGCCGCCAACGAGGCCGAGGATACCGATGTTACGGGTCATCTCAATGAGCTTATCATTCGTCAAGCCCATCGCGGTGTTCGCGATAGCAAAACGATTGAAGGACCCTGCTACGGCGTCGATACCGACGCCTAAGTCTTGCGCTACCTTGAATATCCCCCGGAAGGTATCCTGCGACTTCGTAAGCCCTTCCATGCGAAACTTCAGGGCCTCAATCTTCTCACCCGCTTGCACGAACACACGCAAGAAGATTTCGCCAAGCTGCTGCGTGCCGAATGATAGGACGAAGATGGAGAAGGACAGCTTGTTGATCGTATCAAGCAGTCCTTTGGACTTTGTTATTGCACTATCGGGGATGGGGTCTACGGGCTGCTGTTTAGGTCTGTCGGATAGCTGAGAGGATGTCTGCTGGTAGAGCGATCCCGTTTGCCCCGCAGTGCGTTGCTGCAAAGCAATGATGTTCTGCATGTTAAACGGATCAGCTTTCGCGGAAGCGGCGGCCTGTGACTGCTGAAGGCGATAATTTGCCTTCGCCATACGATCGAGCGCAAGTTCACCGGCACGCGCCTGCGCTACCACGTTCGCCATGTTAAACGGATCAGCTTTCGCGGAAGCGGCGGCCTGTGACTGCTGAAGGCGATAATTTGCCTTCGCCATACGATCGAGCGCAAGTTCACCGGCACGCGCCTGCGCTACCACGTTCGCCATGTTAAACGGATCAGCCATCTCCCGCTTCGCGAGTTCCGCGCTCCAGAAGGCGCTGTACTCTTTCTCTTTCGCTATCCTAGCGTTGACTTCAGCGGCATAGGACCTTGCACGCAACGCAGACAGCCGCTCGGCTTCCGCCGTTGCTTTCGCCTGCTCGGCCGCGATGTACTCGGCATCACTCCTACCGTAGCCTCCTCCCGCGGACTTACGACGCTCAGATGCCATCCGCTGTTCTGCCGCGAACGCGCGCCCCATCGCGGCTTCAGTTTGATCTAGGCGGGTGTTATACGCCGCCTGCGTGATATTTCCAGCCGCTAAAGACTTGCGCAGCCTTTCAGTAGCATCAAAAAGTTTCAATGCCCAAAGTGCGTTAGCCTCGAAACTCTTCGCCCCCCGAATATGCTCGCGGAACTGAGCGGCCTCCGTCTTCGTCAAATTTTCTACGCTCTTCCCTGCGGACGCTAGCTCGTCTCTAAATTCCTTGAGACTGGTCTTGACCCGCTCAATACCGTCCGTCGCCTCTTTATCAGTGACGAGAAGCCGAGTAATGACAGTCTTAGTGGTAGTGCTCATCTCTTTCTGTAATGCCGCGGAGCGATACGGATGATGGGGAACGTGGAGACGGGCTTCGTTCTATCCGGTGTAGGTATAGCGTCAGTGCTGGTAGTCTTTACGGGCATCATGAAAATGGAGTGGACGCCGAGATACGCTACAGCAAGCTCGCGCGCTATCACGTTCAGCACGCCGATATGTTCATAGATGGCAACAGGCCCCGCGCCAAACTTACGACCGTACTGCCAGTTCTCCAAGAACGCTGCGAAGTCAGCGGTCGGTCCCACGTCTACCCGCGGCCCTTCAAGCCGTGCGCCGAATGACGTTTTGACGCCGTTCTCCCAAATGCCGAAGCCTACTGCATAGACATCACGGGACCAGCCATAAGGAAGGTCTTGCTTCCGCGCTATCCTCTCTGCAACAAAGTCGCGTTGCGGCATCTTCGGTGCATACTGTTTCCATAGCCTAAGCGCGTCATTTGCCACATCGTGCCAGTAGTCGTAGTCGGACCCGAAGACCTCCCCTTTCGGCAATTTAGCAGTACGCCAATCCCGATGAAAGTCCCACTTCACCTGCGGGTCCTCATCTGCATGGGGATTCGCACGCATGACCTCCTGGTGCTCTTCCCGCATCACATCACGCTTATACTTCTCCCACTCATCATCGGGGATGGGACCCTGTGAGATAAGTCGGTCAAGCCCAAGCGTGATTACTGGCACCTATTTCTCCTTTGAGTAGTGTTCTACTACGACTTTATCGAGTTCGCCGATGACGTACATTGCAGTCCTGAAGTCCTCACCAACATACCCGTTGCGGTCCAGCACTTCAGCCACTACGAGGTACGGCAACGGCGCCACACCACCAAACGCGGAAGGCCGGCACGTCGCAGCCATGTTGAACACCTGGAGGTACTGTTGCTCTAACCAAGATAGCTCAGGTACATCCATAGCGTCGTCCAACTCTTCCTGAAACTGCTTGGGCGCGGCCTTCCCTTTCTCCTTCCATGCCGCCTGTAGCCATGCCTCATTCGCTTTGAGTTTGCTCTTGCGCTGGGCTTTGGGGCTCATGGCCCAACGCAAGAACTCGGTCAGTTTCCCGCTGCTTCCTCCCGGTGATCTGCGGCACCGGAGTCCACGACAGTGAGCGCGAACTGAACCCCTTCTCGGAACGCCTTGTACGCGCGGTTGGTCATGAACTCCAACGCCAATTCTTCGGTGAAGGACTGAAGGGTATCCTCGTCGGCGTAGATACCGTCCCACCCGATCAAAAGATGCCTGGCAATAGCATGATTGAGCTTCACCAAGAACGCTTCTTGGTCGACGCTTCGCTTGCGCAACTGGTCAACGCGCTCGCGTTTAGACGAGGCCACGTCTTGGGTGGACGCGCGCCGCAACGCCGCCTGGTACGGCTCATACTCGCTGCCGCGGACCCGGAAGGACACGCCTGGGAGGTCCGGGATGTCGCCGACCCACTGTCCTTCGTCAACGGCCCGAAGGTCCAGCTTGAAGTTGCCGATTATCGTTTTCGCCGGCTTTGCTTCTTCCGCATTGTCATCAAAGGTGGTGCTCATACTCTTCTCCGGTGTTGTTGTATGCCAGAACGTTGTCGGTTGTGCCACTGCACGAGTCAGAGCCATCAAGCCCTCTTGCAAGCGCGTGTTGCCGATAGCAGCCCAATGGCCCGGTCGCGCGGCGTTGAATCGGCGCAACTCGATGCTCTCAGGACTGGCCTCATCTTCGGGCGCTACCTTCGACGTTGCTACCGCAGTGGCTTTCACTTCGTGCTCCGTTTTCAGGTACCCGGAAACCCGTAAGCACAGGGTTTCCAACTGGGCACCCGCGGCCTTGATGTCGTTCATCAACTCGACTTCCGCCTCCTTGAGTTGGCGGTAGCCTGTGATTTTCAGTTGAGTGATAGTTTCCACTTGGTGCTCTCCGGTGTTGCGCTATTCAACTTCCACCAGATGGTACTTCTTGAGCGCCTTACCAAGCGGTTCCGCTATGCTCACTGGTACCTCTTGCAACACCGTGAGCGTGGCAAGCTCTCTGGAGTCCAAGTGAAAATCTATGGAGAATATGTTGCCTTCAAGGCCGAACGCCTTGATAATCTGTTCGGCTTCATCGCAGTGGCCGTGCAGGAGTTTCGTTTCACTTTTCTCTTCGCTCATAATCTCCTCCGGTGCTGTTATAGGGTCTTAACCCTTCTTGTTGACCTCGCGAACGCGAATCTCGCGCTCGTCGTATGCGTATAACTCTTTGTCCTCCCCGTTCTGGAGGACCGACGTAGACGAAGGCACACTCTTGTGGCCCTCATAGACTTCGACCTGGACCTCCTTGTCTGGTGAACAGTGCGCGTGCACTATTACGGTGGTAGTCACTTTATTCTCCGTTGTGATGTTCCGGAAGTGTATTCAGCAGCCCCCGTATATCGCTCGAAAGCCGCTCCGTGTTCGCCCTCTCCTTCTCGTCTAGCAAGAAGGTTTGGCACAACCCTCATGCCACGCACACCTGCACGTAGTAGGTTTCACTCGCCGCGTTGGTGTGCTTCGACGCCGACCAATCCACCTTGTCCACGACATCGGTATTGTTGCCACCGCTCAGGTCGATGGGGTTGGTATTGATGCGTGCTTCGGGCACACTGATGTGGATACCCGTGGATACATCAGCGCCAACCACGCCGAACTCGACGGCAATGGTCTCGTGGTTACGCATCTTGCGCCACAGGTCGATATCGGTGTACAGGCGCTCGAACGAGCCCGTCAGCGCAGGCGTGCCATAGTCAATACGCGGGAACTCGTCGCCGATGCACGGGACCTCCCGAAGGTTGTTGGTCAGCGTCCAGTTCAGCGCCTTGAAGCACGCGTTACTGAGCGCACCGTCGATGTAGATGTCACCCACGTTGCTGGTGGCATTCAGAGCGCCGGTCTCGGTCTCCGCTATGTAAGACCCCGTAGCGGACCAAGATGGCGCCGCGCCGACGATAGACGCGCCATTCGCCGCCTTGGCCGAGACGATATGCGCGGTGCCGGGGCCGGTTTCATTCACCAGCGTGGTGGTAGCAGAAGTCAGCGTAACCTCGTCGTTCGAGACCGCCGTGGCGACGACCCCCATGACGTTGTTGCCCGCTGTAGTCATGCCGCTGATAGTGATGCTGCGGCCCGCGGCAACGCCTTTGAACGCGCCCGTCGCCGTCACGTGCCGACCGGCAGCCGTGACCGTGACAACCCCTGTGTAGGAGACTGCCAGGTTCTCATCCACCAACGCTGCCGTAGCGGCCGTCAAAGTTACCGCATCATCGGAGATCACGGTAGCGATCTTGCCGGTGACGTTGTTACCGGTGTTAGCGAGCCCGGAGAGAGTGATTGACTGGCCTGCCGCGGCCCGCTCAAACGCCCCGGTGGCGGTGATCGTGCGGCTTGTCGCGGCAACGGACACGGCGCCCGTGAACTCCTGCACGCCCTGCTCATCCAGCACGTCAGAGCCCACGAAGCCGACCTCACCAGTTACGATGGCCCCCGCGCTGAGAGTCATCGCCAAAGTGCTGACGTGCTGTCCGAGATACGCGAAATAGGTCTGCGCATCGGTCAAAGTGACCTCAACGGCGTAGCTGATCTTGCGCAACCCATTCAGGAGGCGGCGCGACTTCACAATGCCCTCCGTAGCGGTCTCGTCGACCAAACGGCCAGACGGATCAGCGAGAACGACTACCTCGTCACTGGTGACGGACTCAATCTTCCACCACCCGTTGTTTGCGCTATCACCAGCCCCGGGGTACGACTCACCCGCGACGAATGCGGACAGGAGTACCCACTGCCCTGCAACCGCGTCTGTGAAGGCGCCCGCCAACGTCAGTGTGCGCGCTGATGCTGCAATGACGACCGCCCCGGTGGAGTTGACGACGTTGGCGAATGTGCCGCGGAACGCGGCCTCCAAGAACGGGTCGAACGTTACCGGCGCCCATTCAATCATGAGCGATCCTGCGCTCTTCGCACCGACCTTCACCGTATCGACGGGTTGGCCAGTGGAGTCGAGACGGCCTGACTCAACCGTGGTCTTGGCGTACGCCAACGACTCACTGTTAACGCCAACGATTTGCCAATTGGGGGACGCCGGGAGAACGCCAGCGATGGCTTCCCGGAGGTAGGAGACGCGACCGCGCGAAGTGGAAGCCATTGCGATGTCCTCAACGTGTGAAATCGAACTCGTAGGCAATAGCTACCATGCCTACGCTGTAAACGCCTGTCGGACCCGCACCACCCAAGTATTGCGTGAGCGGGTCTGCTGTAAGCAGCGCCAACCGAATGCCGGGCGCATCGACATGTAGGTCCTTTCCCGCCAGGGGTCGCAATGCGTCGGCAGTGGCGGCGGGGGAGCCTCTACCAGCTAACGCGTAAATCAACACGTTGATCGTGCCACGCTCGCGCCACTTCTTATTACCTAGACCAAGTGCATCTTCGGTTGCGATATACAGGCACGCGAGAAACGCTTTCGCTTTCCCCTGCGCGTCCTTCAGCGGAACGATATTCTCGTTCTCCACCCGCACCAACTCCATTGCCGGGTACATGGCGTGCAGGCGGGCCTCAAAGGCTTCTCTGACGGCGACCGAACTCACCCGAGGCCCTCCTCAGTAATATCCCATCGTACCACTTCACCACCCGCAATTCCCAGCCCAACGACCCCAATCCGGGCCTCAATCACCAAAGCAGGCACTCGAATCAAGTCCCCCGGCTGCACCGGGATTGGGTAACCCGCGGCGGCGAGCCGGCGAGCCGGCACCATCCACTGCCGCGACCCCTGCGGGACCCCGGGTACGCGGGCATCCGTGGTCTCCTGGTACTGCATCGGAGTCACGTTCAGAGGGGCCTCGGTGTCCGGGTCTCCGATGCGAACGAGCACCGCGGCTATCGGGTTCCGATCCACTGCATCCTCGATGATGTCATGCCAAAGACGGCTCACGATACCTCCCGAGTACAGACACATAGGGGCCAAGCTCAGCGTACAAGTCACCATAAGGCTCTAACTGCTGCGCAGAGTTACCCGCGTCGATTGATGAGACGCCGAACACGACCTCTTTACGACCTACCTCTAGTGCCTCGACACCGCCATGCGTGCCCGCAAGGTATGCTTGCACTAGCGTGGAGAGAACGATCTTTAGATCGTAAGGCACGTCTGCGTATCCTCCCTGGTATACGACTTCAACATCTTTCCCGGCCAAGAGACCATCATGGTATATGATCCCCGCCGCTCGGTGAATAGTATACGGAGACAAGTCGGGAGACCCGTTGATAGACACAACCCGGGTCACAGGGTACCTGTTAAGCTGAATAGGCCCGGTTCCAACGCGATGGTGCGTCTCGCAGCCCTCCACTAACGCAAATGAACGCCCAGTGAAACCCTCTATCAGCGATGTATAGCGACTTAACGCGAGCCGAATACCAACATCAGACGGCGGGTCGTCCGTTATACCGGTTATCTCTCGGTACTGCTGCACGGTGAGCATATTATTTCTCTATATGGTCCTCGCCAAAAGACCACTTAGGGTCAACGTGCGCACTGTTGTAACTGAACCGTTCCCGGTCATCGTGCGCGCGTCGTTCGGTATCCGCCATCTCTGCGCTCTGCTTAACAAACGCGCGTGTGATAAACTCCCGCATCAACGCATCTGTACGAATGAACATTTCCAACATCACACTTTCCCGCCTCCAGCTAAGTACCCCGTGCAGGATAAGCGCGAATAGTATTATGCCGTCAGTCATGATTCGCTACGCAAAACAGCCTGACATGCGCGCACTATCCAAGGCGGCACTTTGATGCCAGGCCGAACCATTGTGATAACCATTGAGAGGCTAAGCATCGTGGCCCCGAGCAGCCCGACGTAAACCGTTACCTCCAGGCTTTGCCCCATGTCGAAGTACGCGGCAAGATTGTGCGACGCCCACCCAGCGGCCATGACTACAAACATCCATAAAGAGTTTGACTGGGCGAGCGGCTTCGCGTCATCTTTATGGTGGATGATGTCACGCGCCAATTCTTTTATTCGTTCATCAATAGTCATTACGACCCCCAGAGTATTTGTTTAGCGGCAGCCCACACTTCGTGGGCTTTCGTATTAAAGTCAGGCACAACCATTGACGTGAAAAAACCCCCGGATAAGAACAGAACTGCTACTGCTAGTACCTCCGCGGTTCGTCCTTTTATCCCTGTGACCCGAATCTTCTTATCCAGGCCCTTCTCTGTGGCTTGAATCTTCTCATCAAGCGACTTTGCGTTCTTTTGGGTGTCTTCCCGCGTTTCTCTCACAGCCTCAAGAAGTTCCAAATGAGACGTGAGGATTCCTTGCAGTAGCCTGTTACTCGTTCCAGCTTGCACATTACTGGCTTCTCGCTGGTCCTTAATTTCACCCGCCAAGCGTTCAAATATAGCTACGTTATTGGCCCGATCCCTCTTTGCTTCCTCCCCCTGCGCCCTTATGACTGTAAGTATTTCTTCCCTGTGATGACGATTATCCGCCATCTCCGTCTCAAGTTTTTCTATCCTATCAAAACACCTTGTTCGTGTTCCCGCCGCTCGCTTATCCGCTGTTTCTACGGTGTCAACTCGCCGGCTCAGCGACGCAACGGAAAGTCCTAACGCGTCAATAACACCATCTTGGCGGTGAAGTTTTGCGCCTATCTCTTCGATAGCCCTCTCAACAGAGATAGGCACACCCAAAACCCTAGATCACGGGACCGCGGGAACGGTTGCCGCCGCTTGAATAGCCACGTCAAGCAGCAACGCTACCGCCTCGCCCTGCTCGGCGCTTCTTCGGTATAGGTCAGAAAGCGCGTAGGCAAGCGGGGTGTCATTACGAATGGCCGCCAACAACGCCGGTCCACGCTGACGAATCGCATCTGCGGAGGCTGCCGCCACTGCGATCTGCTCAGGGGAAATTTGGATCATGTCATCACTCCGCGCGGGGGCCAATAAGGGTAGGCCAAGATACCAGAACAGCGTACACTTGGCTGGCCGTGGTGGCTTCGTTGATCGCAGTCCGTGCCGCATCAAGTACGATAGCCGTTGATTGGTACTCACTCTGCAACCTTAGCTTAATAGCATCGGCTCCGGGGATTATCGTTACGTCCGAAATAGTCTGCGGGTCCCACCCGGCAGCCAATAACAATGCAGACCGTTCGGTACTGAGTTGCTCAACTCGCTTTATTCTGGCCAACGACAACTGCTCGGCGCTGTCCATGAGCCGATGACGCGGGGGGGCAAGCGAAGCATCCCAAGTGTAGCGAATGTCGTGAGGAAATTCTTCAACTGGGTTATCCCCATAAGCTGGCTCCCACACATACTCATTATCCCTCAAGTCAGTCGGTTCGTTGAACCGGAAAGACACGGGACTGCTTTCTTTTATTACGAGAGTTGCCATATTTTGTTACCTCAGTAGTTCAAACGCCTTGAGATCAAGGTTTGCCGCACCGTTAACGTATGTTGCGTACCTGGCATACAACGATCCTGCCACAACCGGGCAATACATTGCCGTTCTGGCGGTTGACCCCACAGGCAAAAAATAGGTGCTGGTAACGTCAACGGACGAGTCCGGCCCTATGTACAGCGTATCGACAGTGCTGGTGTTCGATATGCTGAGCCCCACTAAGCGCGTGCCAACTGGCGTCACGCCGCTTACGTCAGCGGAGGTTATGGTCATGCTTCCAAAATTTGCCATGACCCTGAATACAGATATAGGAGCATACACGTACGTGTATATACCATTTAGCGGGCTATGCGTGAATTTGCGAATATTTCCAGAAGCATCGGTGATGAAAAACCCGACATATCGGCGCGATGAATCACCTGGTTTACTGCGCGCCTGCCCCGTCCACGCAGTCGTCGGAACGGTAGTGCTTACCTCAATCGTCGTGCTATTTACTAAATAGATGCAGTATTTGGTTGTCGCGGACGATGATAATCCGGATAGCGTGATTTTCGTTGGAACAGTGACGAATGACCCAGACTCAAGTACCGCTGCCCCCGGCCCGATAGAAACACTGGTTGCAGATTCCCAGATAACCTCTAATCCGTAGAGATACCCGGGAGAGAGCATCGCGAGAACTTTTGCCGCAATCGCCTGGAATATCCGCAGCGGGCTGAACGATCTGATGGTGGTTTCAACACCAGCCTCCACAACCGCTTGTGTAGCTACGATTTGCGGCGGCTCAACCCCCGGTAGTGACGCGAATACCGTAACAGCGTCACCGTTGTTCAGCGTCCCGGTAGAGCCTTCTAGCGTGGCTGCCGCGAGGCTGACGGTATTCGTGCCAGCACCAGTCCACACCGCGCCAGTGTATCGTTTATAGTTCGTCGCGTCCTTAACGATAACGACCGTGCAGGTATTCGTAGACGCGAACGTAGTCGTAGTGTCCGCGTCGGCGGCTGCAAACGTTCGAGCAGGATACGCACCAAGAGACGCTGCGGTACCGCTCAACGCAACCGTAGGCCCCGTCGTACTGTACGTGCCGGTCTCAGCAGCGAAAAATGGAAGTGCGTCAGCCATTACGGATACACCTGCCGAGAATTATAATGAATAGCGACTACACGCTTACCGTTAAGCCACGCCGAGCCAAACTGTTCGCCTCTGTCGTTGTGCAAGGGGAGGGGTACCCCGCCTATCGGCGTCCGGCCGTCCACTACGCATGTCGCTGTCGCATTACCCTCTGCCCCTAACATCAGCACCGGAGGCATTATCAAAGCGCGAGCACGAGCCTTACACGTCGCCCGCGAGTGCCCAGTCGCGGAGACGCCCGCTGTGCCGAGCCCTACCACGATGGTGGAGCCTTCAATGATCCCTTGTGCGGAGAACACCGACGCGCCGGTACCAGCCGCCACGCACGTACTTACGCTGTTGCCTTCAGCGACCCCCGCGGTCTGTGCTACGCCATACCCTGCTACTGTAGACACCGCTTCCACGGTACCTACGGCGCCTACCGCGACGGCGCCATAACCGTGGCCTGCTACGCTAGTTGCCCCCGATATCGTCCCTGCGGCGCCCGCTGCCGCTGCTCCCACTCCGGTGGTGGCCGTGGTACCCGCCACCAAACCCGCGCCACCCGCGATTGGCGCGGCCTGCGCCATCACTACTGTCCCACTTACGACAATACCCGTCGCCGCAGCTAATGCCGCGCCTATAGATGTTGTAACCGACGTTCCTACTGCTTCACCGACCCCGGAAACCGATGAAACCGCGGAACTCAACCCGAGCACCGTGGACACGCTCGCCGACGCGCCGACCGCGCCCATCTGCGCGGCACCGGCCGCGCGTAAGACGGCAACGCTTTCTGCGGACCCTACACCCGCCGCGAGCGCCACAGCTTGCGCGGTCGCCGCCGTTCCGCTTGCAGCAGCGCCTACCGCCGCAGACCACGCGGCGCCCACAGCCATTACGGTGGACGACCCTACTGCTTCACCGACCCCGGAAACCGATGAAACCGCGGAACTCAACCCAAGCGCCGTGGATATGCCTACCGATGCGCCGACGGTGCCTACCAACGCGGCGCCTGTTGCTTGCGCCACAGCGTTGCCCGCCGCCGAGCCCGCGCCCGCCGCAAGACCTGCTCCGGTCGCCTCCACAACTGCCACGCCTGCCACGGTGCCAACTGACGTGGTGAGCGCGGCGCCTACGGCAGTCGTGACTCCTGCACTACTTGATACACCGGACCCCGCAGCGGTGGCCACGCCGATCGCAGACACATCTGAGACGCACTCGGACGCACCAACACCCGCTCTATCAAGAGCGGTAACAGGGGGCCAGTACCCCAGTCCAAGCGGGCCGCCGAGAAGGAACATATCAGTCCTGCGTGACTGTTGAGCCTGTGGTCAAATACGGCGTGACGCCAGTCGAGACGTTGATGTTTGGTGTGATGGTACCGGAGTACAACAGCTTTCCCGCGCCCGTTGGCGCGGTGCCGAAGCTGAAGTATTTGGCTGTTGTCACAATCAACGGGTCTACGTTAGTGCAAGCCGGGAACGTGATGCTGGCCGCGGGTGACACTGAGTTCGCCGTCACCGTAAAACCCGAAGTTGATCGAGCGACAGCCGCGCGCACGTAGCCAGTGTAGGCAATCTCACTGGTTGTCTGGTCCCCCGCTTCACCCGGGTCTGCGGTATGCAACGCCACGTATAGGCTAGTAAGGGGGCTAGACGCCGCGTTATCAGCGATACCCGCGATAGCTGTTCCGTTGAAAAACAACTTCTGGACATCGTTTTCAAACGTGTTACCCATTGACATATCATTCACCCAATGTTAAATATACGACACCGGGCACTTGAACGGCCGGTAGTATGCTTACGGCTTCTATGCGGAAAAAGCCTGCAAAGATTGGCGACCAATCCGCATTCTCCCGTGCGAAGGGACCTCCGCTTAAAGGCGCTTCAGGGACGACGTTCTGCGGAAGCCACGTAACGCCGTCCCACTGAAACCACATCTTCGTGTTCTTGTCCCACCACAGCGTATCCAGCACCGGGGACTCGGGCTCGGACGAACTGACGATGATGGAGACGCCATCAGTATTCGTTGGGATAGCCCCGCATGGATCACCCCAGCCACTCATCGCGCGTCCACCGCCGCCTGAATTTGCGGTACCAGTTCACGGAGGATAGCGGTCTTGATCGCACCATCATCCGCCCGCTTACCAGGCTTTCCGCGAGGACCGCTGAACACTTGCCACTCTCCTTGTACCTCACCGGGCGCCCCGGTCGGTGTGTCACGTAAGCAGAGGAATACATGACTGTCTTTGGCGACGGTATCCCATGCCTCGTATTCTCCCCCCTCCACGTAAACTCCGCGGAATTTAGGGATAGGAAGCCTGAACGTGTGCTCAGCAACACGACCACTCGTCATCGCGGCAACCATTTTTGCGTGTTGCGGGCCATTGGCCTCGAAGGTGATGGTAGAGAGACCGTCAGCCAAGAGAACCCAATCCTCAGACAACCCTGGTGTGCCCGTCGTTGCACGCAATGACTGCCATAACGCGCCATCGTGCTTACATAGCGAGAAGGCTTGGTATCCGGCACCGCCGCGCAGCCAGTCTTCTACCGCGGTGTAACGCTGCACTAATTCGTTACGAACACGCTCTATGAGGGCTTCGTATTGCGCTGGGTCGGCCTTAGCCGCGATCTTGGCCTCAACGTCAACGCGGAGAGCGCCCACCTGCTCAAGCGTGACACACGCTTCAATCTGCCGGTCCAAATGGACGTGGAGTTCGGACACCTGCTCAGGGGTAGCCCGGGCCTCGATCAGCGGCTCCAGGTCTGCCCGGAGCGCGGACACCTGCTCAGGGGTAGCCCGGGCCTCGATCAGCGGCTCCAGGTCTGCCCGGAGCGCGGACACCTGCTCAGGGGTAGCCCGGGCCTCGATCAGCGGCTCCAGGTCTGCCCGGAGCGCGGACACCTGCTCAGGGGTAGCCCGGGCCTCGACCAACCGGAATAGATCGGCCACTACCTCCTTCATCTGGTCAGTAGACGGCATCGACTCAATCAGCGGAGTTAGGTCTGAACGAACCGCGTCTATCTGAATACCCATCTCCGCGGACCAAGACGCTAACCGCTCAGCTAACTCTTCTTCATCTACACGCTTAGAGACGGACGCACGCACTTCTTCCAACTGTTCCGCGCGTGCATTGATAGCAGCCCGTAGCTCGGTATAATCATCATTCAACGCCGCTGCCAACGCGGTACTTTGCTCTTTGATCTGTTCGTGCGCAGCACGCAGGGTCTCTTGGGCCTCTACCAGTGCCTCACGAGTGGTCAGGGGCTCGACTGCAAGAGCAACTACTGGCTCTACCCACGTCTTCACGATCTCAACCGTAGGTACGGACGCGGATACATCGTCAACCCGTTCCATCACTACACGATGCAACTCCTGTGCTTGCACCACTGCGTCAGCGACCAATGTCATTGTGTCAGGCATAGCGGCTAGCACCGCGTCAAAGTCAGCACGCAAAACTGTCGATAAGGCTTGCAACTCAGGCTTGATAGCGCCCACGTAGACATCCAAATGCGGGACGGACGCCGCGATGTCGTCCGCGTGCTTAACCGCCGCTCGGTGGTATAACTCCGTCTGCTTTCGTGCGTCAGCAACCGCGGTCTCAGCATCGCTGCGGAGGGACGCCACTTGCTCACGTACCTCGTTGAACAATACACCCGCGTCAGGAAGCCCGGCCACGGTTTCTTGAACCGATACGCACGCGCTACGCACTTGCCCCAACTCTTCACGCAGCGCGTCACAGTCCTTTAGGGCATTCGCACGAACGTCCAGCACCAGTTCATTGACTGCACCGATGTCCTTGCTAACATCAGCATGTTGTGCGTAATCAGTGAGCGAGTCCCAGGCCGCCGTAAGGTCTTCGGTCAACGCCTTCGCGGCAACTTCTTCACGTAGTTCTGCGACAGCGGCATCGACCTCTTTACGAGACGCTGCCAGCAATTCAATAGTTGCCTCTCCAGCTTCAGCGAGACGCTTGCCTTCTTCAGTGAGTTGCTGAAACTTACGTTTCACTTCACACTCAGCCTGGTCCTTTTGCGCACGCAAGCCCGCGAGTTCTTCGCGTAGCTCCACCACTAACGCGCTGGTCATCAGCAGGTCATCAGCCCGCTGGCTGCGCGCCGCGGCCAACTCTGCGGCGTGCTCCTTACGCAGCCCCGCGATAGCTAAGGCGACGGCCTCAAGGATTTCGTCTTTCAAGTCATCCATTACGCGGCCTCCCCGAGCATTCTTCGCCGCATTAACTCAATTCGTACCGCTTTGGCAGTGGGGTCGGGCGCTGGAACGGTGGACGGAGGCTGCATTGCAGCGCCGTAGGATAGCGGCACCATCTGTTGCTGCATACGCGGTACATCACCATCCGCAACGGGCGGCAGTCTGTACTTAGCACGCGCCTCATTGGGAGAGAGTACCGCGGATCGCGTGCCCTCCCCTAACGCGGTCATGAATTCTTTAAAGTCCGCCCGCATTGAGGCGCCTTCTTGGTCGAACTCGACCTCCTCCCCCATCGGGAGAGCGAAGGAACGCGTCAGCGAGTTAGAGATATGGTTAAGGTAGAAGCCTAAACACGAGTTAATGAACCAACGAGTCATCGACTCGACGGTAGAGAACTTTGACCCCTCCATGTCACCCAACATGAATGGGGGGACACGATAAATCTGCGCTACTTGTGTTTGAGAGAGCTTAGCAGACGCGATTAACTCCGCATCAACTGCGTTCATGGTCATAGCTTCCCACGTCATGCCTTCCGTGAGCACGACTGGTTTACCTATGTTCTCATCACTTGTTGCTGACCGGAACCTCTCTTTGATACGTTCTACCGCCGCGGGTTCAAGCGTCTTCGGTGTCCGCACGATACCGGAGGGCCGTGCCATGTTACTAAAGAACCCGGCAACCTGACTGTTGATTGACGCTCCTGCATTCACAGAAAGGGCAGCGGCCACGAGCGGGGTCTCACCGATTAGCGGATGCACGGGGGTGAAGAGACGCACGTGAAGCATATCCCGCTCTGGCACCCACCCGAAATCATCAACACGCGCGAGTGCGCGCATGTTACTATCTGATACTTGATAGTACACATCACCCGTAGTCATGTCGATATGCGGGTGGCACATCCGGGGATTAACGGGATAGATTTCCGAAATCTCAAAGCGCCCGTTCCGGATGATACGTCCGTACGCATTACCATCAGAGAGCAACGAGTACGCGATGTACAACAGGAAATCCGATTGCGTCTGATAACGATTTGGACGCCGGAACACGCGGGCAGGAGCTTGCGACGTGTTAAACGTTACAGAGCCATCAGCCGCAGTTACAGCGTGCCGTAACGCAATGCGCGAGATTTCGTCAGAGATTATTCGCCAGCACGCGTACACCGGGCCGTAAGAGCCTGGCTCCCAGTGCTTCGGTTGAGAAGTCATCTGCCACGAGTTCCACGGGCCCGTCTGCACCGTCATCGACTTCGCGAAGTCGACGCTGGGTGCGGATGCACGCACAACACGCGGCTTACGGCGCGACATCAATCAGTCCATCGTCGGCTGACGACGCTTCAACTGCGGCCCACGGATGGCGGGCGCTTTGGCGGCGGCTTCGTCGGTGACTTCGGTTTGGGTTTGCACGCCATCAGTGTTCTCCGGTCGAGGATGCGCGTACAGCGCGTCAACGCCATCAGGTGATAGCATTTCCACACTGTCGTGTTGCGCTGCAAGCAACGCTTCATCACATGGCATGAGGCCGCGTTGCCCTGGCTCCAGCGTTACGTTTACACCATTGAAGTCCATCGCTGCGACACGCTCTCTCGCCCGTATCATCCAGTTCTTAGCCATACTGTTCTCCGGAGCAAAGGGCCTCATGGCCCCTTGCTATTGGCGATTACCAGCCGGTAGTGGCGGTCAAAACTTGTACGCCGGCCTGACGCAGAATACGCCAGTCCAACGTCCAGATACCCTTTACCGCGACCAAGTTCTGCTGGAAGAGCGAGATCACCGGATGCGCAAGCGCAGGCGGGGTACCTGCGGTCGAGATGGTGGCCGGGCTCGTATCCTCGAAGTGCAAGGTCGCCTGATCGCTTTGCTCAAAGTACGGCAGCAGTTCAGTGGCGAACGCCATGGAGTCACCCGCGATGAAAGCCGTCACGCCACTGGTGACGTTGGTGCTCTCCAGGATCGGAAACCCCCTGAATCGGCCGCGCTGGACTTCATCACGGAACACGAACTGCCCTGTCGTGCCGTCCTGTTTATCTTCTAGCGCAAGGCGCTGAAGGGGGTTCATGACCCACACGCCTTCAACACCCGCGTCAATAGCCCACACCCGGCCCAACATCGCGCGGGTACTGGCATTGATTTCCTTGACCGTGCTGTTGCCCGCGCCAGTGGCCACGTTCGCTTGCGCCACGATGTTCCCAGCGCCGGTTTCAGTGGTGTCCTGCAAGCCCGCCGGGCGAGTCCCCGCGGTGCGTGCGATGGCGTCCAAGAACTTCACGTCAATGGTGCGAGCGGTGTCCTTGAGAATCTGGTTCTGAATGATCCCCTGGATCGACGGGACAGACCGGCGCATCAACTCCTTGGAGAACGCGGAGATGACGCCCAACGTATGCGGCTGGAGGCTCACGGTACCGATGGAACCGGACTTGACGGGAATCACGCCATTTTCGGCGATGAAGTCACCCGCCAAGTTGCCGACACCGCCTTGCACGGGAAGGTTGAACTTGCCCTCAAACGTCAGCCGCATACCCGGGATGCGGTTGTACACGGTCATCGCGTACATGGCCTCCACGAGCGGACCCCACGTCTCCTGGACCAGATTACCGGCCCACGTCGGATTCCCGGTGACGGCGGGCGCCGTTGCCGCGCGCACCAGCATCTCCATCTCAGGGATGTCTTTGCACTCCTCGCGGGCCAGCGAGAGCGGGTCCTTGTTGGTCATCAGGCCCTTGATGACGCAGGCCAGGGCCATACCGGCCTTGTTCATGCCGGGCGTGCGGGACCGGGCCTCAACGCGTGGGACGGGCGCCGGGTCGGCGGTGCCGCCGCTGGTGGCGGCCAACGTGCGTTCCAAGTGTTCGAGGTTCTTGAGATGACCGTTCAGGCTGTCGAGCTTGGTCGCCAGATCATGCAACGCCTCAGACTGTTCATCCGTCATCGCGCCGGTATCATCCAGGGAGTTGGTGATAGCGGCAATCTGGTCTTTGGTCTTGACGATCTCTTGCTGCTTGGCTTGAACTTTGTCGGCGAGCGACATATTGGTTCTCCCTTTTGGGGTTGGTTTAGATTGGGTGTCGCTCGCTTGCAACTTGGTACTCATCATCTGGTCGTGGATGCTTCTGGTGCACATGACTGCGCTCGACGTGTGCGCTAGTGCAGACAGCATCCTACCGAACGCAGGGTTGAGGTCTTTGAGACGTGCTTCGGGGTTGGCTGGCGTAGGAGTGATGGAGACTTCCACCAGTTGCCATTTGTTGATGCGGTACCCACCCCACGGTTCTTCAGGATCAAGCGGCTCGCAGGCTTCCATGTCCGCCAAAAAGCCGATGGACACGAAAGGGGTGTACCCTCCCGCCATCAGCGCCCGCGCCACGTCCACATCCTCAGACGTACCCGCGGGGGCCATATAAATCATTGCCTCGATACCGTCCTTGGTGATCTTCAAATTCCCCACCTTCCCCACGATGCTTTTTACCCGGCTATCGTGGTTCATCAAAAGTGGGAAGCACTCGTCGAAAGCACGAGTGACAACATCAGCGCCCAATGGGTTCACCGAGTCCCCATACGAATCAATAGCGGGGGTTGTCAGCATGACCGGGACCGGCTCATCCACGTTGACGGCCTTACGGTTAGCGACCTTGCCTACCTTAAAGAACATTTGACTCATCAGTGGACCCTGCCATAAGTCTTGCCTGCGGCAAGTGATTCAGCGATTCGCATGTTTCGGATACCGACACTCGCTACCACGTCCTCGACAGATGCGCCGAGCGACAACATGGTTCTGGCCTGCTGCACTTGCTCTACTGAGAGGTTGCGGGGATTGCCGCAGATGATGGACTCGGCATAACCGTCGTCCTTCCACCGTGCAGAGATGAGTGGGTTTGGCCGGCCTTCTCGACCGCAGCGGGAGAAGAAGTCTGTAATTACCTTGTCCTTTGGCTGATCCTTGTTGGCGTCGTTCAGCGCGCCGATGGAGCGCAAGTACGCCAGGCCAGACTTCCCGCCCGGAACCATATTCAAGCCTTTAGGATGCAACGAAAGGCCCGCGATGAACATCTCCTCGTAATCTTCTGCTTCGTCCTTAGTTAAACCTGCTGCCAGCACTTGGTGAATGCTGAACCCGCCTTGGTACTTTAGCAGCGCCTTGTGGAATAGGTACGGAGACCCTGAGTACGCGCTGTTCAGGTGTTGCTGGTACCTTTTAAGCAATCCTTGTTTGGTCATGCCGACGTAGGTCTTAGCGCCGTCCTCTTTGCTACCTACGGTGTGGCTGTAGACTATATGCTTATCCTCCACCGTCGCGGCGCCTTTCAGGATAGCATTCAAAGGAACCGCCACTGTCCACCCATAGGCGGATACCACGATCTGCGTCCCGTTTACTTGGAACCCGCACGCCTTATGCAAGTCGGCAACGGCGGACTTGATAGCCCCGTCCGCTCTCAACAGAACACCAAAAGACGCAACGGGGGACCCGTCCGCATGCAACATGCAGATAGGCATGTGCGTCGCTTGACCTCGGGACAGGGGGACGCGCAAAGCGGCGTACAGCTTCTCATCAAGCACGCGAAGCACCGTCGGGTTGTACAACCCAACAAGGTACTTGAAGTTTTTGGCGCTGATTGCCCGGAGTTTCATGTCAGGGCTTGCGGGAATTGCGAGTCGCGGGCATGGGCACACCTATAGCGTGCCCTCCCGGTCTCACCGACGGAGGGGCTTGGGGAAACCTAGCAGGCTAGTCGTCGTCGCGCTCGCCGGGCGGTGGGCGCTCCGAGCGTTCGCGTTTTCCTGGACGATTTCGTGCTGAATATTGCATTTGCAGGAAGTCTAGTGCCGTTCGTCGGAAAACGCAACCCCAGACAGTCGAAAGCCCCGGCACGCTTGCGGCATGTCGAGGCTTTCGGGGTTGGTCCCGTCACGAGGACGGGGAGTGCTACTCTCGCTGATGCGTGGACCTTACGGTACAGGGGCTTTACACGAGTTCTTCCGTAGAGGCTGGTTCCGGGCCGCGGAAGGGTAGTGACACTCAGCTACCGGCGAACCGACAGCGTGAAGATAGTGTAGAGCGCGCCATGAATGCCGTCAACAAAAAAATCCCCGCGTCTGGCTGCAACCAGAGGCGGGGTGGTGACGCAAACCTTCAGCCTGGAATCAGCAGGGCATGAAGGCAGAGGTTCCTACTGTGACGTACCAAAAAATCCCGCGTCTTACTGGAATAAGAGGCGGGGTGTGATGCTTCAGAGGCGGCGCCTCGGAGGTAAGAAAAGGGCGGCGTTGGCGAGGTTTGAACTCGCACGGCTCAAGGCCCGAAGCGCCTTACCTAGAAGGCACTCCTCACGTCTACCAGTTTCGTGACAACGCCTTAGGTACCATTATATCCGGGCTCCGCGGCCACGCAAGTCCTGCCCGACGAACGGTGTCCCGGAAAAACGAAGGCCCCCGGAGGGGCCTTCTAACTGCCGCACTGCACGGCCCACACCAGAGAAGTCAACGGTGAAGAGCCTGCGACACGGAAAGCGCGGGGCGCACGAGTCAGCAGCTACAACAAGGGTACGCCGCCACCCTCACCCCGTCAACTCGTGTCATCGCCAAAAATTCGCTTCAGGTCCTCCAGAGCGCGGCGAGCCCGGTCTACCTTCAGGCACGCCTCTCGCCCCTTCTCCCGTGGCTCACCCGGTATGCGGTACTGCTCAGGCGCCGGACCCCGACGCCCAATTGACCCGTCTGTGGGCCTGTACCCTAAGATGCCCATGCTCAGCGCCCCAACTCATATGCGTCGTTGATCCTACTAGAATCATGTATCACATCGCGCACTCCTCTGTTTCAAAGGCGCTCGTGCCTTCAGCGTCGTGGCCTAGTAGCTCAATAACACGTAGCGCCATCGCTAGCGTTACCGTACCATCTATTCTACCATAAGACTTCACTTTATCAAACTTACGTCCGCCTGCGGGGTCGCTTGTCGCGATGGTGTTGGACATGCACCACGTCAGCACGGGATGGTCCCCATGGTTTAGCTTGGAGTTGTATACCGCGCGCTCCAGTGCATCTACGCACGGGCTTGCATCCTTGAACCCCTGCCCTATCGCAAACAAGAATTTCTCGTCCTCTGCTAAGTCCCCCATCCCACGCTCGTGCAAGTACGGCTTCAAGTCTTTGATGCGGTACCGATCTGCACCAATACCCTGCACGTCGAAGTTTTTCACGCAGAACTCTATCTGCGCGGCTACGAGGTCGTAGTCTATTGTCTCATCGGACTCTGTGTTAATGAATCCTTGCTCTGACCAAAGCACGAACGGTACTTTATCCTGGTTCTGCCTCTCCAGGATGCGCCGACTCGGCATAAAGAAGTACGGAACTACGGGCCGGCGCTGATCCTCTTCTCCGGTCACCGGATCAAACACGGCGGTTAGGCATGTCAAGTCCGTGGTGCCAGACAAGTCTAACGCCATATAGCATCGGCGACCGTACAGTTCATCGTAATCTATAAAGCCTGAGCACAGGTCCCACTTTGACTTTGATATGAGCGGGTTATAGGGGTTGGCGCGTTGGTTGAGACGCAACCCACGATAGCGGGCTTCTCCAGACGGCATAGACACTACATCCGCGCTAGCTTTGCGCATATCTTTAAGGGATACAATGCTACCCAGCCCCGGGTTAGCTAAGTACCACGTTTTCTCGTCATGCGGGTCTAGCTTCGCTCCGTTAAACTCTTCCGGTGTCTCGAACACGAAGCCTGCTACGCTCAGAGACTCTTCGTTCCCTGTGTTTATGCGTTTACAGCGGTCTACTTTCTGAGAAAAAATGTGCAGGTTAGTTGGCGCCTGCGTGGACATCATTATCGTAAGAGGTTCAGCCTGAGCGCCGAAACCGGATGTTAGCACAGAGAAAAACTCTTCTGCCGCGGGTGCGGGCACGTTACCAAGCTCGTCAAAAATAACTACAGCAGGGTTCAACCCGTGCGCACGGTACGCGTCAGAAGACAGCACTTCAAACTCAACAAGCGACGTAATATGCGTCATGTGCTTGCTGCTAGCGATGATGTGGAATAACTTGGATATGCCTAAATCTTCGTCCTGAGAGATAAACCTGTTGACGATCTTGAAAGTCAGGCCAGCCTGCTTTCTGTCCGATGCTGCGACGTATCCGTTGCCGGTGGACAGCCCGTAGCTATCCTCATGTAGTACCAAGAGCGCCGTCATTATCCCTGCTATAAGCGTCGTATTGTGCGTCGGTATACCCCCTCGTCCTGCCAAGAATAGGTTATCAAACGCGTCTACAGCGATGCACTTAGTAGGCACGCTTTGCACCGGAACACAGTCTACTATCTCGACCGTCTTTCCCCTGAACGGGCCTATGGCGTGATTGTTTTCTACCTCATCGCCCGGCCTGTAGACATAGAGGCTGTCATATACCTGCTTCGTAGTGCACACCGCTTGATATTTGCCTTTAGTCAACCGTACTCGGCCTGTAGCTCCTTCGGGCGTGTTCCGGTGCAGGGTTGTCCACAAGTGCCCCCCCCCAGCCGTTATCACTGTCCCGTCAGAGAAATGCACATCATAGCAAGTGTTACCGTGGAACACTTCGGACACGTTGGTCACTAGCGTAGGAAGCCCGTCGCTTCCCAACACGTAGTCACCAGCCTGGATTTCACCCATGGTGGTCCAACCGCTCGGAGTGGGTATTGGAGTGTCCAGACTTAGGTCTTTGGCGTTCTTTCTTGCCATCGTTAGTAACCCTTCAGTAACTAACCTCAACTTAGTATCAGGGTCTTCGGGTCCGAGGAGACAAAGCAATATCATCACCTGGAACGACTCCAGTGCTATCTTCTCGCCTTTCAACTCTCCTTCTACGTGTTTCAGCGACTCAATGATCGTCACCACGTCCAGCACGTGCTGCCAGCGCATGTGCGGCCACTGGAGGAGATGCCAGGGCGCGGTGTAATCCGGGTACGCCTCAAAAGGAAAACCAGAGACACGCTTCAGCAGCACGCTTTCAGGCTTGAAAGCGCGACTGTCGGGGTTATACGTGGCTTTGGTGAACGCGCTTAGGCGCTCTTGGACGAACGCCTTCGCGGCACGTGCTAACGGGTTATCGTCCAATCAAGATTCCGTGTAATACCACACAACGCCTTCTTCATCCTGCTTCCATTTAACGGTGCCCTGACTCACCAGCCTCCCGAGAGCCGGGTAGTATGGAGACGCCCTCCACCGTCCTTGCGGGTCGCACACCAACTCTCTCACGGTCGGTATCCCGCAAAACCTGTCCTCTAGGTCCCCTGGACGTTTCGGACCTCCTTTTACGAAGTCCAACAACTCATCCTTCACAGCCACCCAGGTTTCGTCAGAGTAGCCATGGGTTAACGTCCCACCTTCTACAATTTCTGTTCGCATAATAACCCCTCTATGAAGTGTTTACTGGTACGCAGACAACAGTAACTTTATCTTAGCAGCTAAGCGGCATTCCCCTTCCCTGCGCTCGTGCTCTAGGGCTTCGGTAATCAAAGTGTCCAACTTTAAGAATACTACAAAATTGGGTACTTGGAACGAAACCACCCTGTCGCAAAATCTAAATTCCGCTTCACCTGATTCACCATCTGCGTTTCCGGTAAACGATGATTCTACCGTCTGTTTAATCATTAGCTACCTCCAGCAACGTACCGCCTGCGGCCACAGCGCCATACTCTTCTTCCCACTTCCTCTGTGTCTCGGCCCACGCCCACCTGACCATCCGCAGCAGCGATTCTATCGTCTCTCGTGTTGGTGGCCCGACTGAACGTTCCCCGATCATTACCTCCGTCGTTCCATCGTTCCACCTGTAGATGTACAGTCCCTCGGGGAAGTCGCAGGACCACGGGCCTGCCGCGTTTGGCATAGCCGTAGCGCCCTGCGCGACGCACCATTCTTCTGTAAGGTCAGACTCACTCATTCGCTATCTCAAGCAATGTATCACCGTGGCACTTCAACTGGACGCAGACACACATGAGGTCCTTGCCACGGAGTTCTCTCTTTACCTCTTCCACTAGGTCTGGTCTTGTGGCAAGCATAGCCTTATGCTTTGCAATAACCTCGTAACGATTACCATGCACGCCGATTATAAACGGATTGCCCCACTTGCCTCCTTGGCGCGTGATGTCTACTGCGCCTTCGGGCACGGGGCCTTTCGCTTTATTGTAGACTTTTGGCATTTACGTCCTCACAACTTTTGCATCGTACCGCCGCACGAGCAATTTCTTGTCCGTGAAAGATGCCTGGACCGGTCCAAAAACTCTTGGTCGTAGTTCGTGCGTGTCCTGCCGCAAGACGTACATGCCCACCCATCGTCTAAACGCCTTAACGCGTCCCTGCGCTCCTCTCGGTCGGTCTTTGGTCTACACTTCATTTGATATTTACTAGCCATGCTACACGCCGCGCCGCAGACCGAAGTCTTTACCCTTGATCTTCACCATCCGGCCATCCATGTGGTGCCACACCACGCCTTCAATGTCATGCTCACGCAGGTACCCGCGCAACGCAGCGAACGTGCGAGGACACTCAGCCAGCGTTTCTGAGCCATGGAGCACCAGCACATGCGAGCCGCACCCCTCCGGGTTCTTCTGTACCTTCGGCCCGCACAGTTCGTACGTGCCATCTGGCAGCGCGCCGCCAGCGGCGCTCAGAGCCTCGCGGTGCCACGCGTCCTCCGGGCCATCACCCACTGGTACCCAGCCCGGTACGTTGCCGGTCACGCTGTCGGGCTCCTGCGCGGACTCAAAGCCCTCTGGAATGGCCTTACCAGCCTTCAGTTCGTGGCGCTTCCACAGCTTGCCGTCGCGCCACATGCAACAGGTCCCGTCCAGTTTGCGCGTTGCAACGCCTTCTCCATCAGTGACCCACTCGGCACCCGGAACTACCTCGTCACGCACCAAGCGGTCGCCTTCATAGTCGCGCTGAAACAGGCTGATAATCTTCTTCATTTGTTTTTCCTTATGTGGGGTGGACGGGAGACGCTTCCGCCTCCCATGCGTTGCTGTCAGCTACTACTACTTACTTTCCATACACCAACCCAGATGGTGCGGTCTATTCGTAGCGTGCCAATTAGTGTTACTGGTCATCACACTCGGTCAGAACCGGGCGATGCGCCGGCCCAAAGTGTCACTGTAGGCGGTCATCTGCTCCAACTGCAAGTGCAGGTCCGCTTGCTCATCGGCCTCAAGCGTCGGGAGGATATCACCCACCAGAAACACTCCCAGGCGTTCAATGTTGCTATCCAATGTGGCCTTTTCGTCGACCACTCGTTGTTGATGCGGTTGCATGATTTTCTCCTGTCTGTTTAATCCCATCTTTTTTAGCGGTACCCGCTGGTAATGGGCCATCAAATGCCACGCCTAGCTATCATACGGGCGCTATTAGCCTCCGGGGTGGAGCGCGGCGCGCACGGCTGCGTCTTTGGCCTCTAGCAGCTTGCGCAATGATACCGTGCGCTCCGGGCCGGGTTCAACCATTGCACAGATAGAGCACGCTGCGTCCCAGAACTTCGATGACACACCCTGCAAGTGCTCGGGCAAATGCGCAAACGTGAACCACTTCATCATACGGTCTTCTTCCATCTTTATCTCCAGTAGTTTGTGTGGTGGGAGACGTTTCCGTCTCCCGTTAGGCCTGCGACGTTGCTTCACATTTGAGTCATGGTATCCGCGCGTTTCTCCTGTCTGTTCTCGGCGTTTCGGCAGAACCCCGCCGGTTCAAGGTAGGCATATCACTGCCTCACTATCACGTGCCCTGCTATGCTGTCGGCGCCACCTTTCCAATCTTACGATACTTCTCTACGCCTTCCAACGCAAAAGCAGTACACACCATATGAAACCCCCATGCTGCTGCGGTGGCGACATAGCCAGACGACACCATCGTCACAAAGCACCCCCACGCCACAGCGTACCAAGCGACCCTAAAGACCCGTCCACTGGAAGGCTCCTTCGCAAGAGCCCTCTGCATGGTATTACTCAAGCACGCCAGCCCCGTAGGTAGGCACACTACCCACACAAAGAACAGAACCAAGTACCGCGCCCCCTCAACACAGTAGAAGAAACCCGCGATGGACGCCAACGGCATACCAGCCAGTAGGTCTAAACGTACCAAACCCGCGATGGACGCCAACGGCGTACCAGCCAGTAGGGCTAAACGTACCAACCACCTATTCATCTTATACCCCGTGTTACTATTACCTAAAACGCGATGCAGACTTGGAACTGTACTGCCGCCCCTCGGCCTGTTCACAGGGCGCGTTTAACCAGCGGGTCGCCGGTGCCAATGCTCACTAGAGTTAGCCACCAGACTATTATCCAGGGCCTCAATCACCTGTTACTGCCACCGGCTCCCGTCTCTCCGGGCCTCGGCAAACGAGGTAGAGTCGAACTACCCTTTGATACGCGCTATCGGGGCGGGAGGGAATCGAACCCCCGCACCATCTGCGCCAGTGGCCCCGATAGCGCGTATCAAAGAGTGCGTCAATCTACGTGATCGTTTGGTGGTGCACCGTCAGTCCGCGGTCTATCCTCTCGTGGTATCTCCATCCATTTATCTACCGTACCATTGGCAACGGCGATATAAGCACCATAGTCCCAGTTATCTACAGCTTCATACCAGCCCTCCTTTATGTAGTACGTGTCATTCTCTTCATTATACTCAAACTCCGTGTCATCCGACTCGCTTTCGACCTCAAACTGCCGGACGTACTGCCCGACAATCCACCGACGCTTCCCGTGCGAGTTAAGGTACGACGCAAAGACGTGCCGACTGTCACCCGGTATAACCATTTCGTACTCTCAATATAACCCGGTCACAAACACCCGTGTGTGGGTGCCACCTTTTTCGCAACGTACCCTCGTGCCTGACCCCCGGGCCGCGTTCATCCCGTCGATGCCAGCGTTCGCATAGCCTGCGTTCAGGGCAACGCGCATCGCTACACACGGTTAACATACGTGATAGCTCCAGATGGCGTTACCGTGTACCCGCGAAGACGTAGCGCAACGGCAGTAGAAGAGCGCAACGGCCCGCCGATGCGTACCGCGTCTTTGCCCATGAGAACCCGCACAGCATGATCGAGTTCACGCTTCGCGGCATCTCGCTGCAACGCGACCTTGAGCGTCATGTCGTTCATACGGATTGTCCGAACATATGGGGACCGACCTCAATCGCGTACTCGTGCTCTTGCCTTTTCAATGTAGACCTTTGCACTGAGTGCACTTCCACGAGCCACCCGTTTATGCCACGAGCAAGCACGACCGCAGCAGGGTCCGCGGCCTTGATGGCCCGAAGTTTTTCAATCAACTCGTCTATGTTGAGCATCCTTCTTACCCCGTTTTACGAACCCACACGCATCACAAATAAGATGCGGCGTGTTCACTGCGTTGAACTTAACCCTCATACCGGCAACGTTCGCCGGGCCACCCGCTACAAGGCGCCACTCTACACGAAGGGCTCCGTTACAGTCTGGGCATGGTGGAGGAACTACCATCGTCCGGCACGATCCGCGACGGCCAGCAGTAAGATGCCCAGAAGCAGCCACCATCCTCCGTGGTCAACGACAATCCACACACCTGCCACCAAGGCCGGGACACCAATGCACACTGAGACCAAATCTTTTGTATTTCTCGTCACGACGCTTTCTCCATTACTTTGTACATATCCACGTTACAAGTGATCTCCAACTTTTGCTGATCCGTGAACCCTCCCGCATCAATCAAATTGGCGAGTACCCTCGACAATCGGAGTACCCTACGATTCAAGTCCTCCAATTCTCCACGCCCGTACTCGTCAAGAAGCACTAGTTCCTCAGTGCTAACATCCATATCACCGCCGCCAAACTCGCGTATCAACATTATCTATCTCCAGTATCCTCTGTTCATGGGCTCATCTTACACCCCCCCCCACACTTACGCTCAAGCGTTATCCGACGAACGGTACTTAGCGCGCTGCCCTTCGCTTAGCGGTCTACCGACACGTACTTGTGGTTCTCACCGATAGCAACGAGTATGTCTTCTCCGCTCAGGCTGGACCGCTCCAGCAACATTGCCACTATTTGGTCGAGGCGTCCTACACGTTTATCCAAGCCCTCGACCAACCCGTCCCCGTAGCTCACGGCGTTGTTAGATACGCGACTCGGTATATCGAGATCGCTTTCTTCCTCTGTCCATTTATCCCGCACTTTCATCGTTTTCCCCTGACTGGTGTTAGCATGTGAAGGTATTATTCTCTACGTGGAGCACCGTGTCACGCTACTTCCGACGAACGGTACGTCCCGAGTGTTTGGCCAACGATTCAAACGCTGCGTCAACATCTTCCTGCGTCGGAGTAAACCGCTGCCCATAAAAGAACTCCATGTCAGCAAGTGCCATCTCCAATATTTCCCATCTAACGGAGAAATGTTTCGCCGCTTCTTGAACAAACTCGGGGAAATCTTTGCCTCTGTTCATTCTTCATGACCGATACTTCTCCAAATACGCCAGGGGCTTCTCCATCTTGCGTTCCAGCAGCGCCGGCTCAACGAAAGCCTCGTACCCCCCGGGCACGGTCAACGTCAGCCAGTCGATCTTTGCGTCTAGCGGTGTTAACACCAGCAGGGTTGTGTGGCCTAGCTTATGCCTCGTCGCACGCCGTACATCAGCGCGCCGCGCTAAGTTCTCCACCACCACGCAGACCTTCCTGCCCGCGGATAACGCTGCTTCGACATCTACCATCATCCTGATGGACGCGGCATCGAACAGCCCTGTGGTGTAGTGCGTGACGCACTCGGCTACGGCTTTCACCGGGTCCTTAATCAGCTTGCGCCCTTCCGGTGTGGCGTAGATTACAGACTGCGTGGTCGTGTGCTCATCGCCACACGTCAGATACCCGCGGTGAATAAGCCCTTCGATCGCACGATTTATGTTCCCGTGCTCCGTCGCCCACTTCACACCGAGCATCTTTACGTTGCCCACCACGAGGGTCCCGCCCTGCTCAATGACCAGGGCTAGGATGGCTCGTTGCTTGACACCAAGTTTTATTTTACGGGGCATCGGGCGCATCTAAGTCATCTTCGGATACCGCGATGGTGGGAAGCCCTCGGGCTTCGGTACCCACTGCATCATCCTCCATCTTGCAGCACGGCCTCATAATCGTCACACTCAATCTTCTACCGCGCGGGCTTGTACCCATAGCCCTCGTGGTACTTGCACTCAGCCCGCGGAGTCGGGTCGCAGCATAGCCCTGTCTTGAGCGGGTTGCGCTCAAGGTATTCCTCGACCCGCGCTATCGACTCAGCGCGATGTTTGCAAGAGAAGCAAATGTCATTCATAGTTTGTTACTCTGTTAGCCGCAACACACCCAACCGTTCAAGCGCCTCCACAATGTCGTGCGAGTCTGCGACTAACGCGCGTGCGCGACCGGGGCTTAGTACGAGTGGCACGAACTCCGGTTTCTCGGAGAATATTGCACCCGGCGTCCATTGCTCGTGCGACTTGTCCTCTTGCGCCACGGGCGGATCGCTTTTAGCTGCCTCGGTCTGCGACGTAGGACCAGACTTGTGCGCGTCAAGGAAGTCTTCCACATCATGACATGCGCGTGCCTTCGAGTTTACGCGCCCTTCAATGGGCGCACCGACGTGCCGGTAGACCTGCCAACACCAGATCGGCTCTTGGTTGTCTTCCCTCCACACGTCAGCTACCAGTTGGTTCCGCTCGCCGTACATCTCATAGTGTTCGCTGCCTTCGACCCGTACCCACGTGTACGCCATCGCGTGCTCACCGATAGTGCGTCTGCTTATGGCCTCCGCGACCGCTTGACGCTCCATTTGCTCTCGCATGATTGGTGACTTCGCGAGACCACTAGGCCAATCCTGCATCTTTAGAACTACGCCCGCAGGGTCCTGCTGCACCATCCAAGCGTTCATAGTGCTCACGTAACTGGGGAACTCTTTTCTGTATAGCGCGATCAACTCATGGCACCGCGTCAACTCGGTATCAACCCCACATGAAGGGCAAAACCGACCATCGGGGTACTCTGTGCCGCACACAGGGCATTGCATCACGATACCCCATCCGGTACATCAGGAACCTTATTCTGACACGCCTTCGTCAATCGCGCATGATCCCGCGCGAGTTTCACGATGCCCTCGTAATCTGATCTTGCGTGGTGCATCACGATACTCCTGCTGTTTCAGCGGTGATCTCTACCAGCCTATATTTCTTCAAGACCCGAGCGAAGTCTTTTCCGCACTCGTCAGTTACGAAGCGTTCAAGATTAAGCTGGGCCATTTCTCCTGCGCGCAGCGTAAATTCTACGCTTAGAACGTCATCCGGAAGTCCGAGCGCACGAGCAATCTCTTCTGCGCCGTCCGACCCCGCGTGCAAGTAGTCCGCCATCACCCCACCCCCGCCAACCGCAGCCCTTTCCGCGGGCCTTCCTCCACAGCGGGCTTCAGCGCCGGGGTCTTGGGCACCTGCGTATTGTGGTGCCGGCTTACAGGTGTGATGCGGAGCATCCGGGCATACGTGCTCAGTGTGCCGGAAAGCTGCGTCTGCACTGCCACGAGGGGGTTCTGCTTTGAGCCGGTGGGTGTCTCAATGACAAAGCCTTCCGCCTCCAGGTCCCGCGCGGCGACCTCGTACTGGCACACTGTGCGGCAGTAAACAGTCATCACATCGCGGTCGGACTCCCGAAAATAATCGGGTGGGAAGTCATTTACCACCCTCTTCCACACGGCGATGAACTCCAACGACTGCCCCGGAGGACAGGGTAGGTACTCACCAGTTTGAGTGGCGTTTGCCACTAGTTTGTTGGGCTTCTGCCCGCCTTTACGAACCGTCACTTAACGTTCTCCGGTGTTTTGTTTTCAGTGATTCTAGGTAAGACAACGATACCAGTCAATGAAAGCATCATTTTTCCGGTGAGGGGTATAGGGGTGGATCTTTGCCCTCCTGCGGCGTCACGTTCTCCTTGACGTAACATATGCTGAAAAATCAGGGCGCGCGGTGAATATTCCATTTGGTTATAACGCAACACTTGATGTACTACTTTTTGTAATATATAAAAGAATCAAGCACATACCCATGAACGAGTGAGTAACGCGCGTGTGAATG